TACATCTGTGCAACCATCACCACTGCTGGCCAAAGCCCAACTACTCATGCTGCAAAGTGGACTCTTTCAAATGCAAAGATGATCGCCAAAGGATGGGGTACCATCATTGCAGAAGAGATTACCGCTGGTAACTTAACGGCTACCTCTATCGGTTCAATCGCTGACAGCACAGCAAAGGCGCAGTTTGATGACTTTGCCAGGGCGATGGATCCTGCCTACCAGGAAGCTGGTTTCAACATTTACTGCTCGGTGAACAATGCCTGGAAGTACAATGATGACTATGAGGATAAAGTGGGCAAGTATGTTCAATTGAACAAAAACGGCTTCGCTACCCTTAGCGGTTTTGGAGATCGTGTACAGGTAATACCTGCAACATGGATGGGAAATTCAGGGCGATTGATCGCAACACCAAAAGAAAACCTTTTGATGGGCGTTGATGCTTTGAGTGATCTCAACAAAATCAATGTTTTCCCATCTGATTGGACAATCAAGGTAGGAATGGCATTCCGAATTGGTTTCCAATTCCGGGATCTTGCAGCCATGAAAATTTCTGATGTAGCCTAAAAGAAATCAGAGTCCCGTTTCGGCGGGACTCTTTACTCACTTACAAAAATGGCAAATACAAAAGGGAAAAAAGCAGAGGCCACAGAAACGGGCAAAAGCTTAATCGAAAAACAAGATGAAATCAAAGCACTGGCCCCTGAGGCCTTATTGGCTTTGGCATTGTCTCAATCAGAGGAAATTGCCGATCAACAGGAGTTGATTGATGATTTATATGCAGAGGTTGAAAGACTTACTGTAAACAACAATAATCCGGGCTTTAAAATTGTATCTGTAGATGGTAAGAATTACCAGTTTACAGCTCCAAAATTTGAGCGTAAAGGAAAAGTGTATATCACATCGGAAATTGCGGATAGCGATCCGATTGTTGCAGAGCTGATTGGAATTGGCTCAGGGTTGATTGTTTCACTTAAAACTGAGGAAGAAGAATAATGCCAGCATTAGCACCCGTACTCCGGTCTGATGGCGATAAAGCCACACCCGGAATCAAATCGATATTGTTTTTCTGCCTTGCAGCAGACATTCTTACTTTTCCAGTGCCTTCAACTGCCGGTACAGCTGCTGAAGCTGTAACTGTGGTTGATGACATTGTTTTCAAAACGGGTAAAAAATGGCTTCGCCAGTACACTACCCGGGAGATGGCAAAAGTGATGAGCAAGCTGGCAGGTGTGGAAGATTGCAAAGGCTGGGAAAATACCTTGGAGCTTTCCTTTCCTGGCAATACGCCTGAAATGATTGGTAACCTGGACATCATGAAAAATTCCAGTGTGATTTTTATCGCACAGGATAAAGATGGTGCTTACCGCATTCTGGGTAGCCCTGATGATCCTGCTCTTGTTTCTGTGGCAGAAGCCGATGCTGGAGATAAGTTTGACTCGTACAAAGGGGTAAAGGTTACCATCCGGGCAACTGGTCCTGTTTCCTATTTCTATGAAGGAATTATCAACGAAACTCCAGCAGCTTAAGCCATGGCAGATCAAAAACAATTACCAAAAGCAGTGGCCGACAAGTATGAGCTGAAAGGCTTTGCTGAGGCTGGCATCATCACCTTTCCGGGAGGGATTGGTGAGGTAGATTTATCAACCGTTTCTTTGGAAGTGGCTGAGAAAATCAACAAAATCAGACCTACTCTTTTGGTTTTAAAAGGCAAGGCTGCAACGCCGGAACCTATTAAAAGTTAGGTGATTTAATCAATAAGAAAAGCCCCGCAGAAATGTGGGGCTTTTTTGTTTCCTTTGCCTTGCTACAACGTCCTATTTTCTTGTCTCGATGGGTTCTTACCCCATCCCCAGCCTTGCCCTTCGGGACTTGGACGTTGTAGCGACATTCAAGGAGGCTGGGTGTATCTATATGGCAAAGAGCTTTGACCATGAAACTGAGATAGCCATTGATGAGGCGATGGTTCGCCTGGAGGCCGAAAGGAGAACGGCTGAAAATCGGATTACGGCATTGATGGATAACTTCTTTTTTGATTTTCCCAAGGTGGTAGAGGAAGATTACAAACACAGGCTCACGCCTTCGCAAGTAGTAAACCTGGTGCAGCAGTACGTTTCTGAAACGGTTACTGCCTCGTATGTGTTTGCCATCCTGAGAGGGAAGGGATATGTCCAGGTGGTTGAAAAAGGTGATTATCCGATACAGACCTATTGGCTTTTTGGGTAGGTTTGGGGTATGGAAGCAAAACAGGTTGCCAGTTCGGATTTAGCATTTGATGTTTTCACAAAACAAGAAGGCAAACCTTATGCTCATTTACAGTGGAAAGCTTCTGAAGTATTTATGGATTTCCATTGTAAATGTGGCTCTCAATTTTGTGTTGAAGGTTCATTCGTTTACCATATCCAATGTCCAGGATGTAAGACAGTATATGCTACAAATCCATTTATTGAACTTGTTGAGGTTCAAAATCCAGAAACAGCATCCTCAATTGTAGAGGCTTTTGACCCACTGAATTAGCTGTCCTTTCGCCGCCATTGCGGCTCCACCATCTTGCAATGGTGAATCAGAATTTTATCAAAAATTGGCTCGAGAACCCCAGCTATCAGTCTGGGGTTGAATTCTATTTGCTGCATGGTACCAACCAGGCATTAAAAAAGATATTTCAATCCGGTCCCACAGCGTTTACCAAAAAGAAGCTACAGCAGGAAATTGAGAAACTGGCCGGTGTGCCAGCCCAAAAACAAATCCAGAAAAAAGAGGCGGTATTTGTACCGGTTCCTGATTGGCTCACTCAAATAGCCCAGCAACGTATTACCTGGATAAAGGAACAACAGTTTCTTCGCTCCCAGCTGCTGCATTACAAAACCGATGAGGAGCGCAAGGAAGCAGCTTTCAAAATCCTCAACCTTGGTGATTTGGTTCAGAACGCCCAGACAGAAATGACCGAGTTTAAGGAAACCGGGAAGGTGCCACTCCGGGAGGTTCCTAAAAAGGAACTGTTTAACTACAGCCATCTGGATGATATCAGTTTGATGGAGTACTACTACAATTCTTTCAAACCGATGAAAACCCGGCACAAGGATAAACCGGAGCGGATGGAACAAATCCTCAAAGAAGAGCCCGTGTTACTTCAGGAAATCGAAAAACGCCGCAAACGATGAGTCTATTCAAATCGCAGGACCTAAAGGCTCCTGATGTAGCCACCAAACCAATGGCAGGGGCCAGAACCATGAAGATGGCAAAAACGGGGTTGGAATTGAATTCCATGGAAACCATCCGCAACACCATCGGTAACCTGGAGGAGGATGATTGCTGTTTCTACTTCACCAAAGGAGCATGGAGCAATACGGACCTGATCGAGTACCTGATTAAGGAAATGGCTGGACCGTCCGTTTTATGGCTCTCTACCTGGGGAATCGGAGAAGAAGCTTTGAGGAAGATCCACAACCTCCAGGCAGAGGGATGGGTGACGCAATTACACTGCCTTTTTGATCACCGGATAAGCCAGCAGAAAGCCAAAGAACTGCAGCTGGCCAAAGGCATGGCCACACGAATTCACTACATGAAAAACCACAGTAAAGTGGTTTCCATCCGGGGGGTAAAGGCTTCTTTCATTATCTACACCAGTGCCAACATGACCCATAACCCGAGGATGGAGGCCGGAGTGATCTCCAGATCAAAAGCAATAGAAGAATTTACCAGTAACTACATAGACGAGGAAATCGATGGATAGAAATAACCTGATAGGTGAAATTGAGGAATTGGCTTTGGGCCTGATGTCGATCGAAGAGATTGCAGCCATTGTGGAGATGGAAACCAATGCATTGGCCAGTGATCCTGAGCTCATGAAAGCCTATGATACTGGTTTGCTCAAATCCAGGGCGCAGGTATGGAAGTCAATCCAGAAACTGGCGGCTTCCGGATCCGGACCGGCTCAGGAGCTGGCTTTGAAACGTATTCAGAGCCTTGAAACCAAACGAAAACAATATGAATGAAATAACCCAGATTGAAAAAGCAGATCTGTATATACAGTGGGTGCAGTCAGGCCATAAGATTGAAATATCCGATCCCGTTCGTGAACTCGGCCGCAGGTGGTTAAAGGCATATAATCTTCTGCTTTCCTATCCTACGGAGAAAGAAGCAACTAAAATCCACCAGAACACGGAAGGGATTTCTGATGATATTGCCAGACGTGACATTGCCATACCTCAATATGTATTCGGCAAGGTAAAAATGCCTAACCGTAATTTTATCCTGCAGCAGCAGCTACATCGGGCCGATAAGTTCTATGAGATGGTAATGAGTTCAGAAACCATAGAACCTGCCATGGTTGCCAAAGCCATCGAAATGAAAAACAAGATCCTGGCAATGATGCCGGAGGAGATTGATCCGCCAGATATGTCAACATTTGGAAGAAAGATTTACTATACACCGGATCCTGAAGCTATTGGGAAAAATAAGAAGGATATGGAGCGGGCTAAAACCTTGTTTGAAAAATACAGAGAAAAAGCATTACCAAAGTTTGATTATGGAGGAGCAACAGAAGCAGAGATTATACGCTCCTGATTGGCAGCTCCGGGCAAAAATGACGTGGGCTAATGAGCTTTACGTTGTGGCTCCCAGGGGAACAGGGAAAACGGAGGAGATACTTGCACAGCGTGCAATTGAATGCGTTCAGGCAATGCCACGAGGCAAAGGAGCCATGATTGCAGTTTCATACAAAAAGCTAAAGACCCAGCTGCTTCCTCCACTTATTGCATCCTGGAGAAAGTATGGCTTTCACCGTGGAAAACAATTCTGGATTGGAGATGATCGGCGACCAAAAGCCTGGAAGATTGAAGAACCATACATAGCTCCGGTTGAGACTACAGATTTCATTCAGTTCTCAAACGGCCACGGTATTCACTTAATCAGTCAGGATCGTGCAGGTATGGCAAACGGTTTATCTGTTGAGTGGATTGCCGCAGATGAAGCCAGGCTGATGAATAAAGTTCGGTATGATGAAGATGCCAGTGCCATCCTCAGGGGCCATGCTGCTATTTTTGGCCATCTGCCACAATACAATTCTGTAACCATGACAACCGATATGCCTCTGATTGATGAGGGCATGTGGATTCTCGACATGGAAAAAGAAATGGATGCAGAGCGGGTTGAGGATTTATTTGATATGGCAGTAATGCTGGAAATGATGATCCAGGAGGATGAGATTAAATCTACAAAGAAAACCCGTGCCGAGATTTCCAAACTCACTGCAATGCTCAACGAGCTGCGATGTGGAACAGTTCAATACATTGAGGTATCGGATGGATCCAACCTTATCTTCCTTGGCGAAAAGTTTATTAAAACCCAGTCTAGGGTAATGGAAAGAACCCGGTTTAATTCAAGTATCCTGGGGCTGCGCACTCAGAATATAGCCACATTGTTCTACCCCTTATTTTCAACTGAGCGCCACTGTTATTATCAATCAAATCATACCTACCTTGAATCATACACAACCGAAAGCTTGAATGATTGCCGCACGGATGGAGACCTACAGCTGGACCAGCCACTACTTCTGGCATTTGACCATAACAGTTCAATTAACTGGTATGGCACCGCACAATGGAAAGGCATGGAGCACCAAACAAAGAAGTCTTCTTATGTCCTTGGTAGAGAGGG